AGTGAAGCAATTACATTTCCAAATGGAAGACATGATGACCAAGTAGATGCAATGACAATGGCAGTTCATTATATGAAAGAGTCTTGGAATTTAGTACATCCTGATGACCCTGATTATGAAGAAGGTTATGAAAGAAAAAAAAGGGTTGCATACTGGAAGTTTTAAGTATATAATATAAAATTAATAACTGTGAAAGAAAGTTTATGCCAACTGAAAAAAATCCTTTTGATAAAATACCACAAGTAGAAAAAGAAACAATAACTGAAGAAGATGTTATTAATGATAATGTTTCTGATGATAGTATTGCAATGATGGAAGATGGGTCAGCAGTGGTTGACCTTACAGGTAGACCTGCTATTATGCCTGAAGAAGAGATGATAGGTGGTCACTATGATAATCTAGTTACAACTCTTGATGATGAAACATTACAAGAAATTGGTGCAGATGTTTATGAAAAATATGAATCAGATAAAGAATCAAGACAAGAATGGGAGCAAACATTTGAAAGAGGATTTGATTTATTAGGATTAAAATTAAAAGAAACTTCAGAACCATTTGAAGGTGCATGTAC